GCATTTGTTGCTGATCAAGAGATCAATCTACTTGCTGCCCTTACAGAGATTATGGTGGAGGTAAATTTTAAATGAGACCGGAAACTAGACAGGCAATGGAAATGCTTTTTTCTGCCAAATGGAATTTACCAAAGGCAGCAGAGTATTGTAATCTAACTCATAAAGAATGTAAGATTGTGTTTAACGAATACTGTAATTTTCATCCTCCTACTTATACGTATGACAATAGAATTGAAGAATTGGTTGAACTCAATCAACACGACAAAGAATAATATTATTGACGAGGATCCTTCTAGTTTACGGGAGTATTCCCCTTTCATCATCAATAAATGTATGTCGGGACACATCGACACACTAATGTATTCTAATGAAATGAATATTAATCATTCATTAGATAAAAAAATGCAATATGATTTTTATATAAATATTGTTAGGAAAAGGAAAAGATTTTCTCCTTGGATCCATAAGAACAAAATCAAAGATCTTGATATAGTCAAATCTTACTATGGATATAGTAATGACAAGGCACAGCAGGCTTTGAGTATTCTTACACAAGAACAACTTAATTTTATTAAATCGAAATTTGAAACTGGAGGAAGAAAATGAGTGTTGTTATTGAACCTAAAGTAGATTGGACTCCATCTCAGATGGTGGAAGTCGTACTAAAAGAACCTGATGACTTTCTCAAAGTCCGAGAAACTTTAACTAGAATTGGAGTTGCCTCCAGGAAAGAAAAGAAGATTTATCAATCTTGCCATATTCTGCACAAACAAGGCAAATACTATCTTGTTCACTTTAAGGAATTGTTTGCTCTTGATGGAAAGCACGCAAATATAACTGTTAACGATATTCAACGAAGAAATAGAATCATCCAATTGCTTGCTGATTGGGGTCTTATTTCTGTAGTTAATGTGGATCAAATCTCAGATATTGCCCCATTAAATCAAATTAAAGTTCTATCCTTTAAAGATAAAGATGAATGGGTGTTGGAAACCAAATATAATATTGGGTCTAAAAAGAGACGAGTAGAAGAAACCGATTGATTTTGGGGGGTAAGTACTACCCCTCTTTTTTTATGTTTTACTATAATTAATATTGGGATGCTTAATAGGTCCCAATATTAAACCCTCGCTTTCAAAGGAGATGCCGTAATGTCAAATCTTACTCGTTACACGTCAATTGATCTTCCAACCCTTTTAGATAAGATTAATAGAAATAGCATTGGACTGGATGACTATTTTGATAGACTTTTTAACGAAACTTCAACAAATTACCCTCCATATAATCTTGTACAAGTAAATAATGTAGAGTCGTATTTAGAAATTGCTCTAGCAGGATTTAAGAAAGGAGAAGTCAATGTTTTCACAGAATATGGAAAGCTTTTTGTCGAAGGGAAGAAATCCGAGTCCGAATCGGACGGGACGTTTATCCACAAGGGACTGGCTCAAAGAAGTTTTAAACGAGCGTGGTCTTTATCCGACGACACCGAAGTACGAGAAGTCACTTTCGAGGACGGACTCCTTAGAGTTACTCTAGGAAAAGTTGTTCCAGATCATCACGCAAGAAAAGATTATCTATAAATAGATTGCCCCTAACTATTGTCGGCAAGTAGGAGAGGTAACTGGCAAAATCCAGTTGACACCTCTCTTTTTTAATGGTAGAGTAAACTGAGTTAATCGAAAAATATGGCAGTAAAAATTGTTATTCTAAAATCCTTAGAAGATGTTATTGCTGATGTCACTGAATATGTTTCAGGATTAGGTGTTGTTGGTTATGTGTTGGAGAATCCATATGTAGTCTCCTTGAATGAGGAAGGCACTAAAGTTGGATTCTATCCATATGCCCCACTAGCAAAAGACACTTCTATTAAAATCCCAACCGATTGGGTAGTTGCCATCGTTGAACCTAAAGACGAAGTTAAAAATTCTTACGTGGAGAAAATTAGTGGAAAATCTGAAAATACTGGTACTCAAGAATGATGCCATTTTAGTCTCTGAGGTTCAAGAAGTTCCTGGCGCAGATCTTGGGGAACCAGATTGCAAACTGATAAATCCAGTACAAATGCTTGTTTCAGATTCTACAACTTATGAAATGAGGAGATGGCCTGTATTTACTGATCAGAAGGAACTTAAGATCCATTCAGATTCTATTTTTACAATTGTAGATCCTAAACCAGATCAAATTGAACTTTATCTGAAAACTATTAAATGAAATTCTATACTAATGTAGTTCTTGTTGGGAATGAAATACTTTCCAGAGGATTTGACTCGGGTAAACATTTTCAAAATAGAGAAATGTTTTACCCAACTTTATATGTTTCTACTAATAAAAAAACTAAATTTAAAACTTTAGAAGGAAACTATGCATCTGAAATTAAACCAGGAACTATTAAAGAGACTAGAAGTTTCATAGAAAAGTATGAAAATATTGATAACTTCGAACTGTACGGGAACACTCGTTATATAAATCAATACATTTCAGACAATTATAGAGAAGATCAAATTAAATTTGATATTGCTAAAATTAATATCTTTACAATTGATATTGAGGTCGCATCTGAAAACGGATTCCCTGATGTCCGGTCAACGCAGGAAGAGATTCTTGCAATCTCTATTCAAAATTATGCAACCAAGAAGATTATTACTTGGGGAGTCAATCCATTTCATAACACAAATGAAGATGTAACTTATATTCGATGTAATAGTGAGTATGATCTTTTGGATAGGTTTATCTTCTATTGGGAGAACAATTGTCCAGATGTTGTGACTGGATGGAACTGTGAATTGTATGACATTCCATATATCTACAGGAGACTCTCAAAGGTTCTTGGGGATAGTGTTGCTAAGCAATTATCTCCTTGGGGGATAGTTACCGAACTTGAGCATATAATTTCAGGACGACCTCAAATCAAATATGACATAGCAGGAATTACTGTTCTTGATTATTTGGACCTGTATAAGAAGTTCACTTATAAGGCACAGGAATCATATCGTCTTGATCATATTGCTCTAGTTGAACTTGGGCAACAGAAATTGGATCACAGTGAGTATGACACCTTTAAGGAGTTCTACACAAAGAACTGGCAAAAATTTGTTGAATATAACATTAAAGACGTAGAACTTGTAGATAAACTAGAGGATAAAATGCGTCTAATTGAACTTGCGATTACTATGGCATATGATGCCAAAAGTAATTTCAATGATGTCTTTTATCAAGTTCGGATGTGGGATGCCATCATCTATAATTATCTCAGATCTAAAAACATCGTGATTCCTTTTAAGAAAGATTCTAAAAAGGATCAACGATATGAGGGAGCATATGTAAAGGAACCTATTCCTGGAAAATATGATTGGGTTGTTAGTTTTGACTTGAACTCCCTATATCCTCATTTGATTATGCAATATAATGTAAGTCCAGAAACTCTAATTCAAGATAGATTTCCTGGAATTAGTGTAGATAAAATCCTGAATAAATCTGTATCTATTCCCGAGGATCATCCATATTGTGTATGTGCTAATGGAGCACAATATCGAAAAGATATTCGAGGTTTTCTTCCCGAGTTGATGGAAAAAATCTATGATGAACGTACCGTCTACAAGAAGAAAATGATTGTTGCAAAGCAACAATATGAAAAGACTCCAACAGCAGAACTTGAAAAGGAGATTGCTAGGTGTAATAACATTCAACTAGCACGTAAGATTCAATTGAACTCTGCCTATGGTGCAGTTGGAAATGAATTCTTTAGGTATTTTCGTATCGAAAATGCAGAGGCAATCACCTTATCAGGTCAGGTCTCTATCCGTTGGATTGAGAACAAGATGAATGCCTATCTGAATAAGATTCTCAAAACAAAGGAGGTTGACTATGTTATTGCTTCAGATACTGATTCTATTTACCTTAATATGGGTTCTTTGGTTGAATGTATATACAAAGGAAGAGAGAAAACTAATGAAGACGTTGTTTCGTTCCTTGACAAGATCTGTAAAGTGGAACTTGAAAAATATATTGAAGGTTGCTACAAAGAATTGGCTGAGTATGTAAATGCATACTCCCAAAAAATGCAAATGAAACGTGAAAATATTGCTGATCGTGGAATTTGGACTGCCAAAAAACGGTATATCCTGAATGTCTGGGATAGTGAAGGAGTTAGATACACTGAACCAAAACTCAAGATTATGGGCATTGAGGCAATTAAATCTTCAACTCCAGCACCTTGTCGTCAAATGATTAAGGATACCCTTAAGATAATTATGACAAAGACTGAAGATGATGTCATAGATTTTATTGGCAAATGTAAAAAAACCTTTTACTCTCTTCCTCCAGAAGAAATTGCATTTCCACGAACTGCAAATAATATCAATAAGTACAAATCTACTAGTACAATTTACGCAAAAGGAACACCGATTCACATTCGGGGATGTTTGCTCTATAATCATTACATACGAAAACATCAGTTGGACCACAAATACCCTATCATCAGTAATGGTGAAAAAATTAAATTTTGCTATCTAAAAAAGGCAAATCCAATACACGAAAATGTGCTATCGTTTATTCAACAATTTCCAAAGGAGTTAAATCTTTTGAAATATATTGATTTTGACGTTCAGTTTGAAATTAGTTTTCTTAAACCACTAAGTATCATTTTAAATGCTGTTGGTTGGAGAATCGAAAAAACAAATACTTTGGAGTCTTTATTTCTATGATAACTATTACATTGACTCAGAAGGAATATGAGTATATCTTAGACCGATTAAAACATTCGGGACATAAAGATCTTTATAACAAACTTTGGACAATTAAAGTTGCTAACAGGGGGAAACTAAATGGACTTTCTTAAAGATATTGTAAAAGAAATAGGAGGAGAATATACACAACTTGCTGCAGATATTGATG